ACAAGCGGCTGTATTTCCAATTATCTTCCCGCATAAGGTAGGTAAGGTTACTAAGGGCGTAAGAGAAAATATCATAGGGTGGTTTTCATCAAATGTATCGTATGAGCAATTCTTTATATTAAAGCATCTACAAGAATCAGCAATGACACTTACGAAACTGATGAAAGAAGATGATGCTACAGCGGAAGTATACAATGAGTTACTCTTGAATAATACACTTGTTCAAAACTATCTGAAGAAACTTTGGGGAAAATAGAATGACAGATGATGTGGATGTTGCTGGATTCAATGCGGCTGAAAAATATGCTAAAGATCGTATGCGGGACGAACGTAAGATGAAAGATATGGACCCTCTTAGAAGGCCCCTTAACGAATTAACTACATCGGAAAGAACACGTCTAAGAAATGCGGCGGGATTATCTAAAAGTATGCCCGCACCTCCTGACAATGCTGTGCCTTTCTTAAAACATACAAGATTTGATTTTACAAAAAGAAAAAAGAAAGCTAAAGGCGGCTACGTTAAGAAGTATGCTAATGGTGGTAGCGTAAGAAAGGTAAGGCGATAATGACATGCAATAATTGTGAATGTGATAACTGTCCTGATGAATGTGATTGTGAGAACTGCACTCCTGAACAGTGCGAATGTAAGAAGGAAGCTGTTAAGCCTCAAGACGATTTCGGATATATACGTAAAATGAATGGTAGTTCTTATGTTCCTACTTTTCATGACTATCTTCGTCAATTTGCATTGTAGGTATAAACATCCATAGGATATACATGAATGGCATGGAGATGGACTGCACTCATAGTATATCTGGTAATCTGTATATATGATTTCGTAGTTGTACCAGT